TGTCGTTGTTGATTTCCATTTTATTTTCTCCTTATGCTACTTCCCAGACTTTTTCAGAAATGTAGTAAGTACCAATGTTAGAACCGTCAGCTACTACTTCGATACCGTAGTAAGCACCAACTTTGTGCACTACTTCGTTGAATTTAACCACTTTAGCAGAATCAAGCACTTCAACCATTGACCATTTACCAGATTTACGCATTTTAGCTTCAACTGCTTGGAATTTAGCAAGGCTAGTGTCACTATCTTTGATAGCAGCCCATGCCATTTTCATTGCTCCTGCGATGTATTCGATAGCTTTACCACCGAATTTTTTAGCAGCTTCTTTTGCGATTCCCCAAGCGTTTGTCATAAGTTCTTTTTTCATGGTTCTTACTCCCTTTCTTTATCTTACATGTATATTATATATCATATATGATAGTTTGTCAACGCTTTTGATAAAGAAATTTAAGTTTTTTTGCAAAATAAAAAACCCCGACACAAAGCCGGGGGCAGTTCGAGAAATTTATCGAAAGACGCCAAGTATTCCACTGACTATGTTATCACTTATCTATGAAAATCACAAATAAAAAAAGAGCTATGAGATAACCTCGTAGCTCTTTGCCTATGATGGATAATCATTATAACACAAAAAGGACTGTCGAAACAATCCTTTCCAGAAATTCCATCGGGCTACGTGCACATAGATTACATGGCGCTGAACTCAATCAGTCTTTGGAACAGTCAAGACTTGCTTGCTGTAGGTATATTATAGCACAAACAAATAAAAAACACCTCCTAACAAGAGATGCCTTCCGCAAATGGGTCCCGTAAGATTATCCATAGCTATTCCCGATAATTATACCAAATAAAAAAAGCCCCAGCAAATGCCAGGGCTTCGACCACTACCACCATGATGTCCGAACTGTGGTCTGTCGGGAGGTGATATACTCCTTTTCGTTTATTTAATTCGTGGTCTGGTTAATTACATTTCCGTGCAATCGTCCAAATACTGGTCTTCAACCCATTGAGCGCTGTCTGGGTGGTTGATTCGAGACCAGCCGTTTAGTTTCTCGTAAACACGAACTCGTGTGCCTGCTGGGAGAAATTCCTTGTCTTGGCTATCGATGCGAGGACCAGCTTCAACGTAGTAGTCAGTGGTAAGAGTGCCTTCATAATAGGGTTTGTCCGACTTCTCTAAACGGGTATTAACATCTAATTCACGCTCAAATTCGCTTTGGGCTGGTGCTGGAAGAGGCGTCCCACTTTCACGGAAAACAATTTCACGAGGACGGCCATTTAGATCCCAGATATAATTATAATCATTTTCAGTCACTCCGTCCATGCCGTAGTTGCAATGGATAGCTGTGCTATCGCTAGTCATAATCAATACATGGCCAAACGCACCAAGAGAGCTTGAGCCGTCACGAGGCGCCCAAATGACGACATCTCCACGCTGCCCGTCAAATGTGCCGTCTACGGCATCGTAAATCTTCGCATATCCAATGGCTGGAAGTGCTTGTTGAAGTGATTCTGTGTTGTTGTTCAGGCTGATTTCAAGTGCATAACTTACTGCTGATGAGCAGTCAAATTCGATGCGTCCATCACCGTCAGCGTCATTCCCGTAACGGTCTCCCATGTCATAATGTACTGGAATTGATTGTAGATGATACATACGTGCGATACTTGATTCAATTTTACTCATTTTTTAGTTCCTTCCTTCAATTAATCTTGTTTTGGTTCGTGGTAGTTCAAAGCTTGCTCACTATCTCCAAGGCCCTTGGTTGTTGGGTCTGGAATGATATTTAAGATGTTTACAATTGTCAAACCTACCAAATAAGGGTTTGATACAAACTTACCAAACAAGCTGAACACCGCATCCCAACTTGTCAAATCTTGGAAATTAATTCCAAAGTAAGTCAAGATAGGTAGTGCAATTGCAAGCGCTACACGGTACAAAAATGCTTTGTTTTTTGCGTTAAAACGAATAGACCAGTTAATTTTCATGTTAATTCCTCACTTCTAAATTAATGTATTTTTTATAAAGGGCATCAATGTACCCATTGCCACCTAATTTTTTATAGCTGGAGTGCATCTTGTGGATCACATCCGAATTGTGGACAGTGGTATATCCACGCTCTAATTCTTTGGAAATGTCACGCTCTAGGCGCAGATACATGGTAACAAGATGTGCTTCATCATGCACTACCAGCTTGTCATTTAACTCGTTGATTTTTTGGCCATTTGATTCACCGACTTGTTGAATAGTTTCAACTGAATCATGAATCTTGTTCAGCTCGCCTTTTAAATCTCCGAATTGCGACTTGCTTAAATTAGCGGACTTGCTAGCTTTCATACCAAACCAGCCCGTTGCTATGACTCCGATAGTAGGGGCAAGGTGGTCAATCAGATCAGAAATATTCATCTTTTATTTTTCCCCCCCATTTTTAACGCATTAAGCCTCTGTAGTATCAGCCAAAATTTCGTCTTCAATCTTGTAACGAAGGTTGCGTAGTTCTTGTTCATCTTTGCGCATTTGTTTACGGTATTTAGCATAGAGTTCAGCGTTAAGAAGATTCTCTTGGACACTAGATACCGCATTCTCGTCAATGCTGATATAAGTCTGTTTAACCAGAACTGTAGTCCCTTCTTCTTCAACATTAAATTCTGCATTGATTGTGCGTTGTTTTGTAATTTTAAGTGACATGATATTATTTCCTTTCTTTATTCTTCAATTGTTGGGTATTCGTCTTCGGTGATGTAAGTGACCGTACCTGTGTAGACTGCATCTCCAAAACTTGGGTTTGAAAAATACATACTTCCATCCGGTTCAAGGTGCCACACTGCACATCCTTTGTGCTCATTAGCTACATTTTTATTGACAACCAAGTGAGTTTGCACACAAGGCTTGAATCCATTTGGAATCTTCTCGCCCAAATCCTTGCGTTCCCCTTCAACAACAGAATAGATTCCTCTGATTAAGCTGAAGGTTACTACACTACCTTGTCGTACTATGTTAGCTTTGACACCATACCCTATTGGGATTTCTTTTTTTACGGCAGGCTGATTACTTTGCACGAACTCAACCCAACTCCCAACGGTATTCTGCGTTAGAGTGCGTTTGAAGAACCTGCCAGAACTTGTTGCCAGCGATTGGTGAATGCCACCCAGCCCTTCTATTACTTCTAAGAACCCTGCTTGTTCTGTAGGTTTAGGCTTGTTGATAGGATAATTCTTCATCGTGCTCATTACTGAGAAGAAGCCTGTCGTTCTGTAATCATCGAGGTTTGTGTTGTTGTATTCGATGATTGCAGCGCCACGAACTTCTGTAAGCTTGTGATGTTGTATTGGTTTTTGTCCTGAATAAATTAATCCATTGACATCAAGCGCCCCGTTTTCACGATATTTACCAATACCCACACCTTGCTGGTCATAGGACATGATAATTTTATCGGTCGGCACTGTAGTTTGAAATTCTGAGACTGAAAATCTATCCTCTAGTTTTCCTGTGACTATGAACGAAGTATCCGCAGGGTATTCCTTGCCTAAATTGGCATTAGATGCCTTAAATTCAGAAATGCTTGACCATTCACCGCCAGCTTGCCCGTTATCTGCTACAACATTGCTTGTTCCGACTTTTGTTGTTGTAAAAGTCAGTTTCATAGTGTTTTTTTGAACGCCATTCACACCAAGAGGTGCTATCTTAGCAAATCTCTTAATGGTTAATATGTCTGACTTCGACCCACTTCTGGTAACCTCAAATTTTAGTGTTGGGCTGAAATAGAATAAGAATGTTATTTTAACCTCTTTCCAGTCAGACCAAATCCCACGAGAGTCTTGAACTCTCCCTCTCAAGGTCATTTGAGTGTCTTTGTTTACAGCGACCTCACGGAATACCCCACCGTTCGTTGAAACAGAATTGCTAGCACCAACAATTTCAGCGTAGTACCCAGCTATTGTAGATCCATTCTTTGCTTGCGCCCCGTTGAAGGCGACTTTCACAAGCGACATTATGGACACGAAATGTGTTGGCTCTGGAATTATCCTTTGAGTTGTTGCATTTGTGTCCGTTAAAGTAAATCCAGTGAACGAAGGCTTCATGTTGCTTGTGACAACGTTTGCTGTTAGTGTTGTTGACTGCGTCTGAATCAATTTGCCGTCTACATAAGTATCGACATATATAGTACCTCGGCCAGTTGTCGCATCCGGTATGTCGTTTGCGAAATCCGCTGGGATTGTCCACTTAAACGATGTCCCAACATTGTCAGCAATTTTACCTTGCTTGTTGCCCCAAGCATAGCGCAGTGTGTGCGTGGCACCAGCTAATTTCCTATCAATAGTGATATCTACTTGATTGCCAATGAATCCCTCCGGGACGCTCACCGAACTCCCTCTTGGGATAGTTGTCAGTGTTATGTCTTGGTTACCAATGTCTAGATTTCCAGGGCTGTATCCACCCGATCCGTTGAAATGCGCACGCACACCGAAGGCACCAGACCCATCGTCAGCATGGCGGACAGTAATTGTGCGGTCAATCAACTGTATCTCTGAATTTCGGTTAAGCATCGCTGGGCTACCAGAGTAGTCAATTCGTTGCCCAAAACCATCGACGTAACCAGAACATTGATAGCTTGCAAATGTCCACCCTTGATTCAGCAATGCTAATCGAATACGGACATCACTTGTATTGTTTTGGATATTCTGTCCAACTTGGTCAATCCACAGCCTAATGCGATATCCACGGTCATTATTTGACCAAAATTCTACCATGATTAACTACCTCCCACATATCTAATAACGTTGCGGTCTGGATTGATGAAGTCTTGCTCTTCTCGATAGCGACCAATCTGAATGGTTTTTGAGAAAATACCATTTTCAATGTGAATTACACCTTGCGAAATATACATTACTTCATTACCAGCCGAGAACATTGAAATGCGTCCATTTGGGCTGAACAACATAGAGCTAGAGTTATCGGTTTTACCGATAACAAGCCCTTCATTTGATGAAGTCATGTAGCTGTCGATGAAGTTCCAGCGCTCTGACATATCGCTCAGATTGTTCTCTAGTTTTGCGACACGGGCACTGGCATCAGCCAGATTCTTTTCAGCTTGTGCCCGGTTAGCGTTATTCGCATTAACAAAATCTTGGTAGGCTTTGACCCATTGATTAAGTGTGTCAAGAGATGCTTTCGCTTCAAGCTCGGCTTGCACCACAGAATTAACTTCATTGAGTTTGTTGAGCTGGGCTTGTGTCAATACGCTGTCGGCCTTAGAATTAATGTCATCTTGTACATCTTCGAGCGCAGGAGTCCAATCTGTTTTGACTGTCCCTTTTTCGATTTTCACTTCCCAAACAGACTTGCTAGCTGTTTTGTGATATGTGTTGACACGTAGATGATAGTTCCCTGTTGGTTTAACCCAAGTAATCTGCGTTCCTGTAGTCCCTGTTTTTAAATCAGATACAATCTGATAATTTTGGATTTTATCGTCCATTAACCAGAGTGTCACATTATCGCTCTCAGCGTTTCCATTGTGAAAAGCAGTAAAATTACCGTCTGATTTTGCGCTGACAAGGTACTTTTGGTTTTGCTCTAAGTAGACAGAAGTTTCGCTTTTGTAAAGAACGAAATTATCAAAATTCGTTGGTTTTTTGTCCGGTTTAAAAGGTCCTTTCGAGCCCTTTAAGAGATTGCGACCACCGACAGACACACTACCAGCAGTGTCATTCCATGCATAATCGGCTGGGTTGGTGCTATTCGCTTTATCGAAGTCGGTACATATACCCAGATATCGTTTGGTGCCGTCTTGAGTCAAACTGAAACCAGTTCGGCCATCAGCGCTATCAGCGTAGGCAAAATGGACGTAAGCTGTTCGTCCGTCTGCTCCAGCTTTGCCCGGAATACCGTCACGGCCATCACTACCCTTCCACTTAGACCAGCGATAGTCTTGTGGATTCCGACTATCCGTAGTGCTGAAATCTTGGTACATACCAATAAACGCCTTGCTAGTGTCTGTTTGACTGAAACCACCACCAGAAACCGTGTCAGCGTAAGCTATGTGGGTGTACTGTGTTTTACCGTCAGCACCTTTCACGCCGGGTATACCTTGGTCACCTTTAGGACCTTGTAAGCCTTGCAACCCTCTGTCACCTTTGGCACCTTGCTCACCTTTGGATCCTGGGTCGCCTTTAGCCCCGTTTTTACCGTCTGAGACATTTAAAAAAGTAACTTCTTCTGAAGCTACTTCTTTGTTGTCTACCCATGCAGAAACCGTCAAGGCTGTTGGTTGGGTAATCTCTGACGCTACCATGTCGTAAGTCATACCGACATACTTGATAACGCCATCAATCACAAAACGCCATGTCGCATTAACTGTTTTGTCGCCTTGTTTCAAGACTGGTCTGACAGTGGAACGACCAACGCCATTCTTGAATGCTGTACCGTTGGTTGTCGTGATCTCGACACGATATGGCAAAGCTCTTGCTGCGATTTCATCAATACGCTGTTGCAAATCAGACGATGGTTTATTAACGATTTTACGGTAATTAGAGAACACCACTGAATTATTCAACGGCATATCAAAACTGATAATCATTTCAGATACGCGAGCTTCAAGAGCTAGACCACCCCTAAAATTATTATTGATGATTTTAACGGTGTCACCTAAGTTGATGTCCTTGTAATTCTCAACAAAACTAGACTGGACATCAACGGTATAGGTTAACAACGGGTAAGCATATTGCTTAATAGTGCGTAATGCGTAGCCTTTAAGTGCATTGACATCCTTGTACTCAGTTTCAAAGTCCTTGCGTGTCCATCTATCCGTGTCACCATTGCTTAATGTTGATGGATATTTTTCTAAAGACAATGGCGCATAGACCGCCGGGTTACCTTTTTTAGAATAAAATTCTACTTGTCCTAATTCGTTCTTTTCCTCGAATTCAACACTTTCAAGATTGGTGCCTTCTTGCCCGAAAAAGTACCCAGCGTTAAACAATTGGGTCTTATCGCTAGCGACTTGGACACCCTTTAGGCCGTTTTGGTAGTATAGGATGACATCGCCTCTAACCTTACCGATGCCGTGGTGGCTCTCGTCTGGCTGTTGATAAATGTCAATGACAAATTTTTTCAAGGTTCCATCTCGATTTAACTCGGTACGAAAAATGAACTCTGCATCAAATTGATTCATTAAACTGTGAAGCTGTTCTAGTTTAGTACCGTTTTGAGAATCAAATGTGATAGATCTTGTTTTATCAGAAATTTCATTGATACCAATTTCAAGACCAGCAAAACCAAGTAAGTCAAGGTTTTGAAGATACCAAACAATATCTTTAGCACCGCCACTACTGGCAAGAGGTCGTGAGCTTTCCATAGCTAATTCAAGATTGGTGTTATTACAAGTTACTTGAAATGCAGTGTCATTCTCAACGAGTTGTGACACATAGAAAACATTGTAGGAATTATCGTAGTAGAATGACACATACATCTGATCGTTGATGTATTTCACATCATCGTGCAGTTTCCCGTTAACGATTTTAGGAATTGTGAAATCAAATGTACTAGTTGAGTATTCAAGATAAGTGTGCCATTGACTGTCAGAATATGGCAACATGCCAGGAACGTTGTTATTTAACGCACACACCTTGCGCATATTCTTGTCGTGAATCCAAATTTGCATTAAACAAAACGCTCCTTCCAAGTTATTTCAATAGTCGGGTCAGTCCTTGTCCAACTAGACGTGTAGATGTCGATTTCAGTTTCACCAGTACCAATGCTGAATGGTTCGGATAAATAGGTTAACTCGTTAGATGCTGGCAAGTTATCAACGAAAGTTTTACCTTTTGCCATGTCAATTTCAAGGATAGAACCCTTACGGAAACGGTTTGGGATATCCTCCTCTTTGTTCACATGGTGCTTAGCGTAAACAAAGCTATCCAAATACATATGTGTAACGAGCGGGAGATTTCTAATTCCGAAGAAACCGACATTAATTTTTGCCGATTTCTTCCCTTTGATTTCGGGAATTTTAAATCTAGGATAGCTACCTTGGAAGTAAAACTGTACTTCGTCATCGAAACGTTGCATATCCGACCACCCTTGCGGTTCGTTAAATGGGTTTTGGGTCATAATATGCGTGCCCCAGAATCGCTTTCTGTCGAGTATGCGATAACCACCTTTACCATCGCTGGCAAGGAAACGATACTCACAACCTAGACCATTATCAGCCTTAATAGTATCGACTCCGTACAAGAACGTGCCGTTTGCATCAGTAACATGTATTTTGAGAAAACCATACTCATTAGACGCACCGAGCCAGAAAATCTGTCTCCACCACATATATTCATAGAGTGAGCCTTTTTCTCGGTTGCTGTCCGCTGGAATATCCCATGTAATTGAACTCCCACGTAAGAAACCAGAACCACTCCCTCGATTTGCTAGTGCTATGTGTGGTCTACCCCATGCATTATCGATAACGAGCGTCCCGTTTAAATCTGTATCAGAATTAACGTTAAAGCGCCCTTGATTTTTTACACCAACCGCAAAACCATTAGTGATCCAGTTGTAAGAAACATAGTCAAACAAAATTTCAGACTGCTTAATATCTCGTATGTCAGCTTCATTAGGATTCCCAATCTCGTAACTTTCGCTAGACGATTTTACAACCCCAACCCAACCATTATCTGAGTTGAATTTCAGCTTAATGTTTGGGAAAGTTTCTGCCGTACCAAAATTCTTCAAGGTCGCCTTGTAGTGCCCCGTAGAAATTTTCTTAACGCTGCCGTACTTGGTTTCACCATCACTACTTACTAGAGCTTGTGCCTTGTTCTCACCGTAACTTTTCGGCACGTCAAATGTAACCGTTACCGCTGCGGTAATCGGTGCTGTGTTCTTATCCACTGTTAAGGACACTTGACCAGACGGGATAGCTTCCCAAACCTTGTTAGGTTCATCGCCAAAAATCAACGGTTTAGGCTTATCTACGTTGAGATATCCGCCCAGCGTTTCAGCGATGGTATTAAAGTAGTCGTAGTTTCCGACCAAGGTAAACGATACTTGAATCTGCTTGACTGACAAGGTGCTATATAGGAATTGCTGGCCGTAGCGTCTACGTCCTTGATCTTGATAGTTGTTATTGAAGTTAGATGCCACGTTTTTAGTGACATCCACTGGAACGGTACGCCCTTGCCCCTCGTTAAATAATTCGGTTAAGTTCTTACCGTCGTAGGTTACTGACATTCCTATCAAATAATGCTACCTCCTAACAACGCCTGCCGGCGTTCATAATCGTTTGTTGCTTTTGTCATAAAGGGTGCTAACCCGTTTGATACACTTCTTCCATCGATAACGTTTCTGATCTCGATTGGGTTAGAGCCATTGGTTACTAATTGACTTAGCAAACCAATCATGACATCCAACTTATCTTCGAGGACAGAAACACGCTCACGGTCTGAAGCGTTATCGTGGTTGCCTTGTGGGGCATCACCAGCGAAACGAGCCACTGCTTCAGTAAGCAGTTGCCACGCCCTGCCACGTTTGGCGATATCTGTTGGAATAACATACTCTGGCATATCGCCTTCAGCTAATTCATAAACACCGTTTTTGTGGACTAGACCACCGTTAGCGTAGCCGTAGGCTGCGACACGGTTAAAGGCTGCATCCGATGTACCGTAACGGTGCTTGATGTAGTTAATCGCAGCAAGCAAGTTATCATAACCATTACGGATATTGTTGTGCCCTGGGTGTTTGTAAGCGTTAAATGTTGGGCCAATGGTCTGCATCAAACCAATAGATGGTGTACCAGCTCTGGCGTTACTATCCCAATTGTTTTGGACGTTAGGGTCACCACCAGATTCACGCTGGATTGTCGCCAAAATCTTAGACACACGGAAGTCATTAGGCTCAATGCCGTTTGCTTTCAATGCTCTAACTACTGATTCACGCCATCTTGCTACGCCAGTACCTTGAGGGCCATCTTCACCACCACCCGCAGGGCTGAGCAACGGGCCAAGGGTTTTCTTAATCCAGTCGAACATGCCACCGACTTGACGTTTAATCAAGGTTTGAAGTGGGCTGTTACGGTCTTTAAGTGGCTTACTATTGTCTTCACCACCGCCACCGCTATCACGCACCCCAAAATCAAGGAAAGTAGCAGCGTTAGAGATATGACGGCCGGCGTATTGGTGATACTGACCATTACCGCCGTAGTTGTATTCTTCACCGTCGTAAGTGTCCCCATGTACGGCTGTTACAAAGTCAACGTGGTTGCTTGATACTGGCCCACCAGTGTAGACGGCTACCGTTCCCGGTTTAGGTCTGCTTAGGTGCGGTACGCTTGCAGAAATCCATTGGTTACCGTTACCAAGGTGACTAAACAAGCTAGGTTTTACACCAAGGTTAGCCAAACGGCTGGCAACGAAGGATACACACTCACGATAGAAATAGCCCCAAGGGTCAGCACCAGCATCTTTAGCCTTGTCTTTGAATCGGTAGTCATCACCTTTAGCACCCATAGCGACAGTACCTTCATCCATTGAGGCACTGGCCATAGACCAAAGTTCTTTCCACCAGTTCTTAGCTTCTTCGACTGGTTTCTTATACAAGGCGTTACCGAGCGGGTTGAACATACCAGCTAACTTATCAGCATTAGGGCTGAATTTCTTAGCGAGTGAACCTACTGGATCTTTGACAACGTCGGTGACAAATTCAATCATCTTCATAAACTTGTCGACACCGTTTTTCATGGTATCCCAGACTGAGCCAGCTACATTAGTAGCCGTATCCCAGATTTTAGACCAGAAACCAGTACCTTTCGCAAACGCTCCACGTTCAACACCCATGAGCATAGCCAATTCACTAGCATTGATAACTTCCGAACCAGCCGGCAAGAGGTATTCAACGTTTCGACCTTGTGGCAAGAATGACTTACCGTTAGGCAAAATAACCATTTCTTGATTATTGGTTTCCGGGCTATCGTAACCATCGTTAAGTGTAGCTAACGTAGGTTTAGTAATTGGGTTTCGGTATGAGCTAAACATACCAGTACCACCGGCAAACTTAACTTTCGGAATTTTAGAGATAGCTTCCTTGCTACCACCGAAATCAGAAATCAGTTTGTTAATGCCGTCAATACCAGCGTTTGGCAAGGCAATGACAGCGTTGATACCGTCGCCGGCAAGTTTTTTCATGCCGTCCCACATTTCGCCAAAACCTTTTTTAACGTTATCCCATGTATCTTTGAAGAATTTAGCAATGTTGGTTAAAGCGTCGGTAATCAGTTTGGTAATATTAACACCGAATTTTTCTTGTGTTAACGCTCCGATTTCATCCCATTTTTTAGATAGGAATTTCTTAGAGTTTTCCCAACCGTCAAACCAGTTCTTATTGATACCCTTGTGGTGTTTGTCAATATCCTTACCAAGGGCAGTCATGGCTTCCGTAGCATTGCCCTTGATACCTTCCCACGTTTTAGATGCGAATTTCTTGACGTTGTCCCATTTTTCGCCCCAATCTTTCTTAAGGTTACTCATGTGTTTGGCAACGCCCTTCGCCATATCTTTGACATGGTCCACGGTGCTATCAACGAACTTCTTGAATGGTTTGTTGTGCTTGTACATCAATTCAAACCCAGCGACTACCGGATTCGAGATTACAAGCAATTTTTTAGCGGTGTTAGTAAAGGCTTTAATACCTTTTTCACCACCAGTGAAGTAAGTCTTGGTCTTTTCAAAACCTTTCTTGGTGCTCTTGGTCATTGAGTCCATCGCACCCATCCAAGTCTTCTTCATGCCATCCCATGTCTTACCGAGCCATTTACCAGCGTTAGAGAAACCGTCTTTGATGTTTTTAACAATCCCATCAACGAACTTCTTAAACTTCTTATTGTGCTTGTAGATCAGAGCAAAGGCTCCAGCGATAGGATTGGCAATAAATAAAAGGACTTGTTTCCAGTCCTTTTTGAAGAAATCAATGATTTTGCCAAAGATTTCTTTTGTGACTTTGAAGATTTTTTCAAAGGCTTTCTTGGCAGCCTTAAACATATTATCTACAAATTCTTTGAACTTCTTGTTGTGTTTGTAGAGTAACACTAAAGAAGTGATAGCTAGTGTTACGGCAGTCACAATCAAACCGATAGGGTTAGATGCCAAAGCTAGGTTCAATAGTTTTTGTGCTGCAGTCATACCGACTGTAGCTGTTCGCCATGCGTGGATACCTTTGACCACTGCCGTAATACCCATAGCGACTTTAGAGCCTACAAAATAAGCTGCGAACAAAGAGCCGACTGTTTTAATAGCCGTCTTATGCTCGGCAATACCGCCCAAAGCCTTGGACAATGATGTTACTGGTGACTTAGCCTTCTTACCGTTGCCAGTCATGAGGTTAAACGCACCAGCGACACCTTTAATCATGTCTATGGCAACTTCCCAGACACCACCAGCAAAATCTTTACCAATGCTAAATACCGCTCCTAGACTGTCTTTAACTTCCTTGAAGAAAACGACAATCTTAGGTGCATTATTAGCAATGCTTTGACTAACTTTATCGACAACGTTGTTTAAGCCATCCATAAAGCTATTCATTTTATCTTTGCCATCACCGAGATTAAAGACCTTAGAAAAGGCATCCATGATAGTGCCTAATCCCTTGGAAACGTGTTCCCCTAAGTCTTTAAATTTCGTTTCAGTGTTAGGGTCAGCAACCCAATCCCCAATCTGTTGCAAGAATGGGTTTTTCATTTTGTCGATTGGGTCACGGAAAGCAGCGACCACCGCTGGCATACGAGACTGGATGGTTCTTTCAAGACCACCAATGGTAGTAGAGAAGTTAGCCGTAGCATCCTTGTACTTGTCTTGCAACTCGAACAAGGCTTTCTGTGCCATTTCAGAGGTAATCTTACCGTCTTTTTGAAGTTCAGCATATTTTTCTTGGGTCATATCAGCAATGCCCAATTCTTGTGCAGCAACTTCTTTCAGTTGGTTTTTCATTTCCGGGAAGACATTGATAATAGACATCATGTCTTGCCCTTGGACCTTACCATTGGCAATCATTTGAGCCCATTGAGTAGCAAAGTTTTCCACGGCTGCATCGGTCTGACCAAACGCATCTTGCAAGGTAAGAATGGCTTGCGTTTGCTGTTTGGTCAACTCAGTATTGTGAGTTACCGCATAGAATTTTTGGTTCATGCCGTCAACCATTTCGGTTGAGTTAGCCGCTGCTTGTGCCATTTGGTTGGTCATATCGACCATTTTCTTACCTTCTTCAGCATTACCCGTTAAGGTTAACCAAGTGGCGTTCATGGTCTGTTGGTACTTAACGTATTCGGCACTGGATTGTGCGATTTCGTCAAATTTACCCTTAATAGCTCCCAATGCGTTTTGGAAACCGTTGCTAATCAAGTTAGCTGCAAACGTAGCCCCAAAGATACCTTTTAAGCGTGAGGTTTTTGTTTCAGTCTCGCTAACTTCACTACCCAATCGTTTAAAGCTCTCTTTCAACCGTCCGATAAGTGAGCTAGAACGTTGGCTTTGCTCAATCTCATCATTCAACCTATCGGCAGCATTACGAGCATGGGCTAAACTAGTAGCCGTTTCATCCAAACGTCTACGTTGAACGAGGTATTCTTCAGAGGTTTTGCCAGATTGGCGAGCGACACGCTCAAGCATTTCTTTTTGGGCCTCGTACTGCTTGTTTAAGTTAGTAATCGAACCCTTGTATTGCTTGAGTTGTTCTTGCCTAGCTTCATCTTCCTTGCCTTCAGCTTTCAAACGCTTGATATAAACATCGGAAGTTTCGTTTTGTAGCTTGTACTCTTTCTGTAATTCGGCAAGCCCAGACCGATGATAGTCCAGGCTGTTCTTAGCTTGCCTTTGTTGATTTTCCAACGACGCCAAACGAGTAGTCGCTTGGTCAATCTGTTGTTGATACTTAAGGTACTGTTCGGCAGTTTCAGCGGTACTACCTTTCAATTGAGATTGCTCTTGTTTCAGTTTCTCAATCTTGTGTTGTTGGTTTTGGATAGCGTTACCCAAACCGTCGTACTTAGCTTGTGCTGCTCCCAAATAGTCCCCAGCACTACGCATTTGGCTTTCTTGTGCCTTCCATGCGTTCGTAGAGCTATTGACTAACTGAGTTAACCGCTTAATCGAATTGGCAGCCTGTAGCGTATCCAAGGCGATTTCCGTGGACATGGTAGCTTGTACTTTTGCCATGTATGTATTTTCCTCCTTTCCTTAAATATTTAGAGTAAAGATGTTGGGTCAACCATCCTATCTTCTTCCTCTTTGGCATTTAAGATTTTCATTAGCTCGTAATAGTCAGTGTCATAATACTGATCTAGCGTCCACCCAAAACCTTGGATTGATTTTTTAGCAATGATTTTCAAATCTTCAATGCGATTTTCTAAATCAAAAATCTGTTCGCCTTTAGACTTTATTCTTTTGGGTCAACTTCACCAGCGGCGTTCTCAAGTTGTTCGTCTGTCAATCCGTACATATAACCCACCAATTTTTCGGCAATCTCTTGTGTACGCTCATTGTCCAAATCAAGCAATTTGTCATAGGCTTCATCATCCAAGTTAAGAACAGCACGGATAAAGCCAAGCATTTCTTTGAGGATTGTAAAGCTAGCTTGTGTTTGTTCTTGTGTATCACCTTCTTCGACGGTGTCGCTGATTTTAAGCACGGCAAGTTGGTACTCGTGCATACGCAAAACGTTACGGTTGCTTGTAGTCACCTTGAAGGCTTTCTTGCTGATTTCTGGGATTTGAATAGTTTTGATTTCCATTTCTCTTTACTCCTTTAACAAAAATAGAGGTCAGGCCGTGAGCCCGACCTCTTGCGAATTATTTAGATTATCCACCGACTACTGGTGTACCAGTGAGAACATATCCACCAAATACTTCTTTGAACATGTTAGCTTTATCAAAAGTAGATGCTCCAGAATAGTATTTCTTGTAAGGCTCATTACCAAACGCATCCGCTGACAAGGCATTGAATGTCATGTTATCGTCTTGGCGAGTTTGGGCAGTATCAGTATCTGTAGCAACGTTTTGAGTTGATTCTTGCATGATACCATTAGCGAAACCAAAGAACACTGAGTGTTTGCGGTCAAGTGTTTCAGATTCAATCAATACCGCTGTGTGTGGTTTTTCACCGTCCATCACATAACCACCCTTGCCATCTGGTTTGAAACCAAGCATTTTCTGTTTGATTTCAAAGTCAAGGTTATTGAAGTCGAACGCTACTGTTGGTGAACCGGGTGCGATCATCACGTCTTGTACTGAGTTGTTCCCAGGAACTTTAGTCGCTTGACCTTCCAAGTTAGAGATGTTAGCGGTACGAGTACCGAGCATCTTAGAGTCAACTTCGATTACACCGTCTGTTGAAAGGCCATCAGCACCTTTAAGTAGTTTTTGGGTTTTAGGGTCAACCAATGCAAGGCGGACCATTTTCAAACCTACAATTGCCATATAGTAATATCTCCTTTGTTAAATTAATCTGTCGAGGGCAACAAAAAAGACCGCCGTGATCTGCAATGTATCGGGGTCTATACTATGTTCTCTCATATCTGTAATTGAGTAGTGTTCAGATTTTAGGAACTTCAATAGTTCCATTTCAAAGGCTTCGATATCAAAGTCGATATCAGCCTTGTAGAAAATCTGGACTTCTATTCTATCTGTTTTACTGAAAAAGGTATTGTTTCCGCTTAAGTCAAGGGATGGATTGCTTTCAGTGAGTAACACGATTGTCTTATCGGTGTTTTCTTCGAGTTCTTTCGGCAAGTTGTTCGCATATACTTCACTTATTTCACCAAATTCTTTGCCGTCAATTAACTCTTTTAGTTTTACGGTTGCTAGCACTTAATCACTTTCCTCCTTTTCTACGGATGAGTTTTTCATACTCCTCTTTTTCTGCCAATAGCACTTTCTTTTGAACGCTGCTATCGTTCTGGACATTGGTAACGAAATGATCAGCACGATATTTCTTAGTGCCGTCATTTAATCGTCTGGCATTTTGGGCGTGGTAATTATTTTTCCAGCCTACGGTTGCCACACCGTTCTTTCTGCCGTCCGCATTAGTGGATTGGACAGATAAACCGTCAGCCATGTGCCCGTACTTCAAATCTCTTTTATTTGAGTAGTGTTTCTCACGAGTCACTTCTTCCAACTCTTTTTGAAACACTTTCGCACCAGCGGTTGTAATCTTTGCTTGTTCCGCTGGTGTGATATCGCCAATGCTGGCTACCGTTTCAAGCCAGCCCTCTAGTGCTTCATCAAGCCCTACCATAAGCTATCACCCAACTTTCTTATGCTTTCTAAGTGTCAGAAAGTCGTAGCGGTTAAGCCCAAAGTTTTCGTTTGGACTAACACGCACAATATCATACTGAGTGCCGTTAAGAACAGCCACTTGGCCTTCAATCACTTTAGCGTTATGGCGAATGACAATCACTCGTGTATCGCTTTCGCCGTTTTGTTGGGCCAAATACTCTTGATTGAGTGTGCGAATGTGGGGTTTATAGTGCAATGTAAACTGTTTCACGAATTTCGGCACGCTCACACCCGTGAATTTGTTAGGGGTGCTTTGGTATGTGCCAAAATCAGCCTTGAAACGAAAGTCTGAGGGTAAGTATCTAACTTTAGGCATTAGTCACCTCTTTCTTCACTGTACGTTGCGTATAAGCCCCTTAATTGCCCAATTATGCTATTCAAAGTGAGATTGACCGGATAAGTCACCGTGTCCGTTAGAGCTACTCGATAGGTGAAGTATGAACTTGTTAGGGCTATTACAGCCGTGTCGTATAGAGATTCCACACTCTCAAGGTCGTAGAATTTCTTATCACTACCGACTGCATTGATAATGTACTGTTGAGCTGATTCAATGTAAGCTGGAATGAGTGCAGTGTCGTCTGTCTCATCCAGATTAAGAGTCTGCATGATGGTTTCCTTAGATACACTCATTGCTTACCTCCTAAATTAAGCTCCTGGAGTAAGATTGGCTTTTTGGTCAGCGATTGCTTTAAATGACGCTGGCACAAACGCTTCTTCATCGGTTTTAACAACGTCGAAACGGTCAATAACACGTACTTTAGTCGTATCAGTTTCAAATGCTCCACCACCGATGTTAGTTGAAAGTAGTGACAAGTGTTGGCGGTCAAAGAGTGTTACCGCTTGTTTCAAATCGCCAAAGTACAATGGCATAGCTCCACCAGTGCCATTAGCAAGCCAGCGGTCAGAAACTTCTTTAACCATGAAGCCATCGATTGAGTATCCAGTAGGTGATTTCACATCACGTTCCATGAGGTAGTCACCCATTGCGTTCTTAACTTTCTTAAGGGCAGTAAAGCCAGAAGTGTTAGTCAAGAAGAATGAAGTTTGCTTGATAGCTGGGTCAACTTTAGCTTCAAGATCAATGATGTCATCCCATTTAGCCAATGTTGGTTTGGCTGGGAGTGTAGCAATAACTTCCAAGATAGCTTTGTTACGAGTAACAACGACTTTCTTAGCAATCCAACCAGACAACCATGCAAGGATATTTTCGGCAGAATCAGCAAGCAAGCTGTTAGTTACTGTTGAGATCCCAGCATAGCGTTTGATAGCGTAGCGGATAAGAGAAAGTTTTGGATCGTCGTTATTACCGATTTGACCAGCTTCATCGTCAATTTTAGTAAGCCCAGTAATATCAGCCCATTTTTCATAGACACGAGAACCAGTAAGAGTAGTTACGTTTTCGACATTAACATACTCTTGCAATGAATCGTATTGACGAACCAATGTATTGATAGCTGTGCGAATATCTTGTGGGATAGTCAAGCCAGCGTCAGAGCCAGTAGCGTCTGTTTTTGAATCAAGCAAATTTTGGTAGCGACCACGAACGAGGTTTTTAAAGTCTTTAACAAAGTTAGCTTTAACTTCTTCTTCGTTCTCAGTCAATGGTTTTTTGTCTTCTTCTGGCATGTTAAGCACTTCGTTAGCACGCGCTTCTGTGTACTGTTCTTTAAACATGTCACGTTTCATTTTAGCAGTGTCACGCTCATTCTTGATTGCTTGCAATTCTTCAGCGGTTACTGAATCATCAAGCATAGCTACGTTAAGTTTTTCATTCAAGTTTTCGACCTTGTCGCCTTGTGCAACCCAAAGGTCATGCAATTCGTTTGATGTTTTCATTAATCATCTTCCTTTCATTTTTCAAGTAAAATCGCCAATTTCTGCTCACGCAATGAATTGGTTTTAGGTGTAGCAATCATATTCTTAAATTTAGTGATTGCTGATTTGCTTGGTAGTTGATGTACGGCGTTAGTAACCATGATTTCTTCTTCATCGTTATCGAAGAACATGATTTCATCCGCAAAGCCTTTATCAACGGCAGTTTTAGCATTAAGCCATGTTTCTTTAGCCATAAGATCTAAAAGCTCTGGTTGTTTAAGACCAGTCTTCATTTCATAAGCTAATGCGATAGACTCATCAATGCTATTTAAGACTGCTGATTGGTGCTCTAGGTCATCCGCATTACTGTGTCCAGGGTCTACCGAAGCCTTATGAATCATCATTTGACTTGTTGGGGACATCCTAACAACGTTCCCAGCCATAGAAATGACACTCGCAGCACTAGCGGCAAGCCCTTGCACGTTAACCACAATACGCTTGCCGCTGGCTTTAAGCATGGTATAAATTTCGCTTGCTGCAAACACATCACCACCGTTTGAAGCAATGTTAAGCGTGATTTCTTCGTCTTCGTCGTTTTCGATAGCATCTTGAACCATTTTTGGATAAGTGCATGTCATTCCAAAGAAATCATAAAACGCTACTAGATCATTGCTTGCAATATCGCCTTTAATGTCAATCTTGCCCATTTATCTCACCTCCTTTCAATACGGTACGGTTAGGATTCTTACCCTCTGGCAACTCTTTAGGCAGAATTTCAGCTTGTTGCAAAATATACAAGCCTTGATTTTGTGCGAGTGTGCCACTTTTAACCATGCTATTGATACGGCTGATATAGTTAGCACCAGTCGGGTCAACCGCTGGGAAAATATCTGCATCCACATCGCATGAAAGTTTCTGAGATAACTCACTAAGAAATGGTCTTAAATAGCGTACAACTGCTTTAGAGTAGACGTTAGAGCTCATTTCTAGTGAAGATTGTTGGTCCCCTTGTCCACCGACAACGTTCTCTGGGATACCGTAGACTTTTGCAAATTGTCCGGTCGTCCAGTCCGCTTGCTTAAGTAGTTGGGCCACGTTGGACTTGATTTCAAGGGGTGTGAAATCCTCTAAATCATCCAGTACCAACGGACCACCTTGCATTTGCTTCATTGCTTGTCGAGAGCATGAGACCTTGGTTTTGAAATCGAGCAAACCACCGCCCTTAATCTTCAAAATACCATTAGCGTTTAGGGCATTTTTAAGTGAGTTAAGCGTTAGTTTATCACTGGCTTTTTGAATATCCAATTCTCTACCAAGAGCCATCAATGGGCTTACGCTTGTAAGACCACCGTCCACTGATAGCAATCTAAAGTGTAAGATGTCGCTTTGTGGAACGTGCTGTTTTGGTGGAATGCGTGGATCATCAAATGTGATGTTGTAATAAAGCCCATTCTGATTGTCCAATCGGTTGAAAGAGACTTGAGATGGTCTCAAATACTCCCACTTCATATCACGGCCATTGTCATTACGCCATCGATAGGCAAAGGCTTCCCCACCCAAAAGCATTTGAGCAAAGATAGACTGGTAGAAATTGAAACGGTTAGCACTGTTTGACGGATTGTCTACGATGCCTTGCATTTGTTTCCGACTAGTCGTTAACTTAGCAGTCGCAAGGTCGTTAGATAGCTGACTGATAATAGAGAATAGGTCTGAGTTTTTAAGAGCAGTTTCAGCCGAAACCCACTCACTACCATTCAAGGTAGCCAAAAACTCTGGATCAGTAATATCAAAAAAGCCCCCTTGATTGCTCGGTGGGCTTTCGGTTGCTAAATTAAATATCGGCAATTATTATCACCTCCTTTCTAGCCTTTCTTGCTAGCTAATTCACTCACTAGCCCAGCTAGTACGAATGTGATTGTCATACTAATACCAAACCACACATAGCCGATGTGGTAAGTAGTCACATTAAGCGAAATTGCAGCTAAAATGAACATCAAAATGTCAAAAATAGCCCAAATCGCCTTAAAAAACTTCAAAATCATGTATTAATACTCCTCTAATAGCCCACTATCTGGGTTTTTTAGCCAATTTAAAACGGCCTCTTGACTCATGTGTTCTACCTTCCATGTTGGATTGTTGGTAATGGCGTAATCTTCGAACGCATACATACCGTCATAAAATGCGTCGATAAGAGCGTCCACTACGTCGATTTTATAGGTCGATTTCATTTTATCGACTTGAATACCGATGTTATCTTCTTTGATTACCGCATTTATCAAGGCTTTTCGCATGATTTCATCATCCAAGCGTGTGATATTGCCTTCGATAAAGAGCGTTTGAAGGAATTTTGTAGGGTCTTTTAGTTCACTTGTCCGTTGTCTGATAGGCATGAGTGGGAAACTAGTGTTAGATTCTAAGGCTTTGATAATCTTTGAAACCATCATAGCGTCATAGCCAAAGAAAACCACATCAAGTTGGTTATCTTCGACATACTCACAAAACCACCGATAGACTTCCTCTGGATTGATAAGACCCTGTGGATGGCTTGTAATCGTGCAAAAACCCTTGGTTTCTAGGTCTCGATAATTGACACCGTCCTGCTCCATTTTGGCTTCTAATGAGCCAGCTTGTTGCCACGGAATGAAACTGTGTTGTTCGATGTGCCATTTCTGACTACCATCTTCCGCAACATACGGATAAACAAAACCGATAGCCGTGTTATCGCTAAACATTGAGGCATCCAACCCGACATATACACGCTTGCCCTTGATATCGAATTCATCAACGACTGCATTTTCAATATCAGTCAAATCAAGGAAGCTATTGCTATCTGCCAATAGCCAGCAATTCATGTTCTTAACTTGGAAGTCAGCAAGTTTTCCCATGAGTAGTTTCTTATCTCGTTCGGAAAGTAGCCCTTTCATCAACCCGTCTTTTAATTTTGGATGATTTAACAACGGGTTACTCTTTGCCCATGTTTCTGGCTTAAAGACTTCTTCCAAGTTATCTTGCGACCAGATTAAACATAACTGGTCATCACCGGAACGGTCAAAGTCACGCTCCATAATCTCAATCAGTTTCTTTTGCTCTTGGTGGAATGGAACATCGGGCGTTTGGTAAGAAGTCGAAATTTCAATAAAGCGTGAACCCTCGGTGTTAACTTGTCCGGATGTGATTTTAGAAATACCTTCATCCGTTCTAAGCTCACCGACCTCGTCCGCTACTGCCAGTTTAAAGTGTTTACCGTCAAATTTACCAGATTCAAACGAGATAGTATGAATGGTATTGGCATCTACGAGCGATTTAATTTCTCGTGAATATAATTGGACTTGTGTTTCCTCTGCTAACGACTTAAACGGCTCGTTCTCTATGATTCTAGCCATCATAGATTTGACGTAAGTATACAGCTTCATTGTTTGGTCGAAGTTTAGTGAGCTAACAAGGAAATCTTGGTTGCTTTGTCCGATAATCTCAATCAAATAAGAGAAATTAAGGCAAATGCCGGCTATCATTGTTTTCCCTTGCGAACGTGCAATAGAAATGATGATATTTGAAAACCTTGGAACATCGTCCAAGTCGAACCATGCAAAGAGTTGGGCAAATATGAAATACTGCCAATCCATAGGCTCTAGTTTTTGGCTTAGATCGTCGACATTCGGCACTAATGATAGGAATTTCAAGAAACGGTTAAACGCATCAACCGAATAGACATAAGGAAAATCGCTATCCCCTTGTCTTTGCAAATCTCGAAGGTGTCGGAAACATGCTAATTGAATATTGTAACCAGCGACAACCTTGCCATCTAGCACGTAAAAACAGTATTGTGTGCCATAGTCGGTATATGTTTTTCGCTCATAAGAAAAATCGATGCTCTTATAAGCACCGATTACATCTTTTGACTTGGTTAAATCAATCTCTTGCATGTTTCACCTCCTTTATTTGAAGAATGCTGCCATTTTATCTTTCATCGAAGAATTATCCGATTGGCTTCCGGCTATCTCAGCCAATTCTGCCCGTCCTTTTGGTGTCAAACCTAGCTGAATACCTATTTTATTAAGGGTTTCAGTGGCATCTTTCATCGTCGCAACAGCTGGGTTCTTTCTAAATCCCATTGACTGCTCACCTAAAATCTCGCCGCTACCTTGTGCTTGGATAAGTTTTTTAATTTCGGTTTGGATACCGTTTTCTTTGACATCCTCATAGGCTTTTTTGTAGATCTCGTAGTTGGTACAGTAGGTTTCCACAAGAAACGTGTCGATACGTTCGACCTTTTCTGTTGCTTCTAAAAACGGAATGATTTTACGCCAAGTCTCTCTAGCTACCGTTCCTAAGTAGTTCGGAGGGTCCGTGGGTAAACGCCCCGAATTTTGTTTGAAGTATGGATTCTTGACCACATCGCACCCTCCTTTCTATTTTCAATTATGACACCGCTTAAAAACCCTCAAAATTGGCGTGCGGTGTAAGAAAACACCTTGTGGCGGCTCCCCTTGGCACGAGAAGGGGCGGGGGTCAATTTTAAATCGTTCCGAGGGTTATTATACCACCCTTATTATAAAATCGTGCTATGGGCTTATTAGAGGGGTTTAACGACGTCCTCTTTTTTGCGGGCTATTAAACCTGCCCACGCATCCACGGAAAGCCGCAGCTCCGTGTTCTGTTTCGTTCTATTTTGGCCAGTGCCATAGATTTCTTGTTCCAAGGTACGTTTGGTGTTATCGCAGCTCCTACACGTTGCTACCACATTTGAAATTTCAGTCCTAAGTTCTGGAGCTATTTCAACGGGTGTTACGTGGTCGCCTATGCGTGCGTCTGGTGTGGTCACACCCAACGCTAGACAGTACTGACATAGATAGTTGTCACGTTCTAACGCAATCTTACGAATAGATGACCAAGTCTTTGAACGATAGAATGCGTAGCGTTCCTTACTCTCATCGTCTCGGTTCCTCACTCGTGTGTTGTATCTTGTCCGTGAGTATCTCTGTCTTTCCTCTGTGTATGCTGCTTCCATACTGCTATGTGTACTACAGTAATGTAATGGTCTCTCTGTTAGAGCATGGCATCCATCCGCCTTGCATCGTCTGACCATCGGCATGGGTATACCTCCTCTCAGATAAACTAAAAGAGAACACTACTGTGTCCTCTTGATTCGATAATACTATATTACCACGTTGATAGTATGGTGCACTATAGATTGGTATATACCACTACAGATTAGTCCAAATACTTCTCAGCTTGTCTTACCTTCACATAGTATGTTGCCCTACTAAAGCCCATACGGTCACATATCTGCCAGATATCTAGCTGGTCTATGTACACCATCTGGAGTAGGGAGCGTGCCTCTATATCCCCCACCTCTGCTATTTGACGGCGGAAGTCTCGCTTTTGCTTAATAGCTTCGACAAGGGAATGTTTCATTTCCTCCCGTTCCGTCATAAGTTCCACATAGACATCATCCTTGCCCTTACGTTTCCCACCTTGTACCATGTCAACTTGCATAGCACCAGCCGTAACTTTAAGGGCTTGTGATTCCAACCTTTTAATCTGTTCTGTCTGACTGTCAATGTACCTGTCTAATGCCTTTATCTTTTGCAGCCGTTCCACTGTTCTCATAAATACGATTCCTTTATGGTATAATAATATTAACAAATTCGTAGAAGTCCTGGGCATTAGTCTAGGTCTTTTTTTATACAAGAATAAAGAAGGATTAGGTTATCACCTCCCATGCGTTAGATTTAGCCATGCCACCAGTAATGCAAGACTAGGGTGAAAAGAAATCAAAAAGGATTCCTCGATTCTAATTATTTATTTACTGGATTTTGTGAGCAAGGTCTGTCAGCTTGCCTGTGTCGAAAAAGTGTTAAAAAGTGTCTTAGCCACCAAATATAGTGTGACAGACTGATAGCCAGTGACGGAATCGAACCGTCTATACCATTCTGGCTACAAACCCATTGCCAATGCCGTGTATAGAGCACGCTTAACGCTGGGTTTCTTACGACCTAATTCGCCTTTAGTGCGATATTCGAGAACGATGCGGTCGACTTCATCGTCTAGTTTTTCAGGCCATTCGTAATTATTTAAGACATATTTAGCAATCTTACTGAATAAGTCTCTGGAAAGTAGCCCTTCCATTTGAATGACCTTGAGCGGTGTTAGAACGATACATTCGACATAGCATCGATTGATTGAGTCCTTGATTCTGTTAGCTTCTTTTCTATCGCAGCCTTTAACGTCCATGATGTATTTAGCTAGGCTATTCTTATAATTCGCTCGTAGCCCTTCCACTTCCTCTTTGAATCGTTTAAACAGTCCCTCTGGCAGTCCTGCGTTGATTTTATCCAAAACCGGTTTAGTGGTTTTCCCTCTTGTATAGTGCGTAGACAGATAATCTTGCAGGCCGTTGAATAACTCATCAGAAATGATGCCTTCTAGCCTGTCGACAGTTTGGGGCGATATCCTCGCACGTTCAACGACTGCGCTATTAAACGCTTGATAAATGATGCGAGCTTGTAACTCACTGCACTGTTTCACATCTTGGAAAAACTGCTTATAATCTCTCGGGTGTGCTTTCCTAAGTGCTGCATGTTCGCTGACTAACCGTTGATATAATTCTGGTGTCAGTCCGGAATATTTGTAGGTTTTGCTCATGAGCTTACCTCTGCCAGCTCTGGGTCTGTGTATATGTTTCCTGCAATTTCGCAGTCGGTATGTCGTAGCCACAATTCACATCCGTATTGCTTAGATTCAAGGCGATATGCTCCGCCTCGATGTCTTACAACTTCGTAATAAGTTGGCTCAGAATAGATATTCTTAGCCATTTTGACTACATCCCCTTCAAAGATTTCTTTGCCATTTTTGTCTCTGAAGCCTGTGGATTGCATGAGAACGACATCATCGAAATCATAGTGATTTAATTGGTCAAAAAAGAGTGTTTTGACGTAAATTTGCTTTTTTTCAATATCGATAGACACAATGTCATCAGTTTCGTACATTTCCTTCGTGTTCTTATTCCACGCTCTATATCTTGGAATCATTGCCCCCGTCCTTTCAAATAGCTGGGAATATCATCCCCGACGTTAACGCTGTCGTACTGCTCCTTGCTGACAAGGAATTTCCCGTAAGCTCCACAATCAATAGTGTAGAGGTTCCCGACCATCGATTTTCCAGTAACCTTGCCGTGCATCTCTGCGCCCACGTTATCTACTTTATGGATAGTTACTGTCTCTACCCTGCGTGGCACTGTCAGAACATAGTAGACTGACAGCATGTTGATAGCTAGTGATACTAGTAGTATGATTGTGGCTATCGTTAAATCTTTATGTTTCACTCATAAACTCCTTATATACTTTTTCGAAAATCTCACAAACCAAACTTTGCGGGATGTTCGACCTCTCATTGTATGATTTTGTCCATTCTTGAAATTTGATGTCATTTGATTTCTTTTCATTTTTTAGTTTCAACTCAATGTTTCCAGAAAATCGAGTCGATTTAGAAATCGGATAATCGTCATAATTGTTGTATCTTGTGTGATTCTCAAACGGAATTTCGAAACCTAGCACTCTCTCGATGTATTGCCAAATTCTGCCATGAGCAGGGTTCTCTATGATCCAATATTTTGGTTTATATCGTTTAATGATTTCAACGGTGTTAAATACACACAATTCCCCGTTAATGCGTTTCATAAGCTGTTTATTTGGATAATATTGATATCTGTCATAATCCTTATGATCACGAACGGTAAATATCGACAAGGGTTCTTGTGGTTGAAATAAAGAGTCGCCTTGCTCTTGTTTCCAACAAGCATTTCCTCTATCCATAGCACTAGCGTTAGACCAACTTTCACACGGTGGACTAGCAATAATCAAGTCAGGCTTAGGCAATTTATCCAATGTGTCGAATAGGGTGTTATCTCCAAACAAACGGCTATAATCAGCTAAATTCAGATTGATAAAATGATGGTTTTTATTTTCAATATCAATACCTATTGGATAGATTTCAATATCTTTGTCCAGCTTCTTAACACCCTTGGTATATGATCCGTTCCCACTGTCAAATAACGCCCAGACAATCATTTTCAAAGATCTTCCTCCTTGACGAATGTTCCATTTACCATCTTTCCTTTCCGATTCTTGATTTCCTCGTATGCAATACTTAGACACTCAGTTACATCAAAGTCTAATTGATGTGCCAGCACGATAATTGTTACTAGCGTGTCACCGATTGCGTCCTTGAGTGCTGCTTGTGGTTCTGTAAATTTCGTTGGTTTCAAGAGGACATCCCGAATTTCTCCGACCTCCTCCGTGATTCGCATCCACTGAATCTTTGGGTCAGCTTGTTTTAAATTTCGCTCGTCTGCCCAGCGGTTGATTTTAGTAATCAGATTATTCATCCGTTACCTCCTTAACTTCAATCCCCTCGCAAGTGAAAACCCAGCCGTACCCGTTAGATTCTAGCTCTTTGCGGGTGTGTTTGATTCTATAGCCTTCAATCTCGTAATTTGATGCAAAAAACCATTCTTGATTGTCTAAATTTTGATTAAGATGGGTAGCGTATCCATCAACCCCTTTAATCCGAACCGTATATCTAGGCTCACCCTCGACTGTGTATCCGTTGACCCAAGCCTGAGCAAATGTATTCACTCTTTCTAGGAATAGCCAATCTCTGACACGCCCGTCTGGTGCTTCGTTTACAGCTCCTACTACCGTGAGATCGCCCTCACTCTTCACCTTTTCAAGATAATCTGCAATATAGTAGGGAATTACTGGTTTATATGGCTCTTCTATTTGTTCAATAAGTCCGACAACCTTCGGCTGGCTTACAAACAAACTGTTAGAGAATAATGTTTCAACTGTCATTCCCTTAATTTTATTAATAACCTCTTGCTTGTTCATTACGCTATTCCACCTCCTCGATTTCAAACATCGGATTATCAAACACTTCACCGAAACCAGCATCTTCAAGCTCTTTGCGGGTATGCGATAAAACACCAATGACACTATAATCACCGAAATACCAAGCGTTTTCATCTTTGTCTCTTTTTAGAAAATTCATTCCATCGGTAATTGCCTTAACCCTAACCCTGTACTTAGTTTTCTTCCACCTCATACCCAAACTGATGCATGTTGACGAGGGTGATGATAGGCTCGGTTCCTTCTTTTCGTATCCATTTTTTGAAATCGTTGTCTTCTTGGTCATTAAAACTAGTAAAATAATCCCATAATTCATAGTCATAGTCTTCCTTGTTCTCCTCATACCAATCCGCCACATACTGCGGAACCACTGGTTTTTCAAAGAACGAATCATATAAATCCTCTGCGTGGGCCATTGAAACGCCCCGCTGTTGCTAGTTTTTTAACCGCTTCATCTTTATTCATCATCTTCTTCTCCAAATTCTATTCCTAATCTTGAAATGTATTTTTCGGGTTCTCTATAAATAATCAGTGCTGAGTTGTTAAAATAAGTAGCACTTACTCCTCCATTAGCTACGGCTGATATATTTGACTGATATTTAATATCAATGAGTTCTATACGTGGGTTCTCTTCGAGAAAACAATTAATTAAGTCATCGATATCCTCGGGGTCGAACATGTTTTGACTGGTTACTAAATACTTCGTTCTAATCATGCTTCCACCTCTTCTAGCTCCACTGTATACATTCTTGAATTTCGGTACTTAACGCCTCTCAAACGGTGCAATTCGTTGATAGCGTCGTTCTTGTTGTTGAAGACATGCTCACTGTCTTCCGCGTTGTCGTAATATACGATAACTTTGTATCTCATAACTCAACCAATCTCCTTCCTTTACTGTCATCGGTGCGTCTAGCATAAACCGGCGTACCGTAGTAACTAACAGTATTGACCGACACACCCAATTGTTCAGCGATTTCACGCTTAGTGCCCATTGCGATTAATTCTTCGCCTTTGTACAAGGCGTATTCTTTGGCTTGCATAACTTCATCATCCTCGTTAGTAATTCCTGATCCGGTAACTGCTCTAGTGTCAGTATACGATTTAGCTTTTTTACGTCGATACCTAACTTAACGCTGATAAGCTCCATGTCCTTACGATTAGCCCAGAACCATCTCGAAAACTCTTGCGTTTGACCTAGTACGCTTGTGTGGTCATAATTCCCTGGAGCGTAGATACCGACTAGTTTATCCTTTACTTTATTTCTCATTAACTATATCCATAGCTTCCTTAACACTTCTTGCCACTCCAACGAGTGCCCCTCGCTTTTTCATGGCATCCATAAATTTCTGTTGGTCGTCTCTCACTCGACCTTTTTCATTTTTAACTTCGATGAAAAATATCTGTCCGTCTGGTCTAAAACCGAATAGATCACAAAAACCTTTCGGAGCCCCAGTATCAAACCAACGCCCGTCTGCCATTCTGACCTTACCAACGTTAATTCGGAATACCATATAGCCAGCTTTTGATAATTCCACCCTTATTTGATTTTGAATAGATGATTCTGTGGTCATATATCTCCTAAATGGATACCGCGACACTCACTGTGACACTTGTAGTGGTATCCTCGCAAACCCTTGTAAAATAAGGGGTTTGATCCGATTTTGACACCCAGACACCTAGTTTTTAGGGTCTCTCTATATATATATATTTATTTATTTATTTATTTTGTCTTTTGTCTTTTTAGGGCCACACCCACAGCATATGGAGGTTCCCAGGCTAGGGGTCGAATCGGAGCTGTAGCCACTGGCCTACGCCAGAGCCACAGCAACGCGGGATCCGAGCCGCGTCTGCAACCTACACCACAGCTCACGGCAACGCCGGATCGTTAACCCACTGAGCAAGGGCAGGGACCGAACCCGCAACCTCATGGTTCCTAGTCGGATTCGTTAACCACTGCGCCACGACGGGAACTCCTACACTCTTAATTTCATTCTATGTCTTTCCAGTCCAACCTGCACATTTCTGCAAGATTAATAAT